TAAACAGGTCAATGCTCTCTGCGCTGGATACAGGATGTGTAAGCGTTAGGCTTGTACCTGTAGCACCAGTTAGGTCTTGTTTAGCAGGGATTCTGCTAAAGCCTTCTGTGTCTTGATTGCCTACATATCCCATGCTTCACCTATGAGCTAATGTCATCAACAGCAGATACCCAAACATCAACAGATGATGCTGTATCTGACTGAACATAAAGCCTGTCACCTGATTCAACGACAAACTTACCACCGCCATCTAAAACTTGAAGCGCACCACCAGCCGCAATAGGCGCATCTTTAATTAAATAAATATTATCAGTACCGTCATTAATGTAACAGCTAACAGTAATTGCGTTGCTTACAATGTTTGTAATGTGAATACCAACTAGGGTATCATAACTATCAAAGTTAGCTCCATCTGGTATGTCTGCGGCAACAGTGCCTACAGCACTCAGTGTATATCTGCGAAAATTCTGTGCCATTTTTTACTCCTATAAGGCCACGCTCATTGCTATGGCAAAGCCAGGGGTTGCGCCAGCCTCAATAGCTGTCCAAGAACTTGTACCAGTATCATAAACATTTAACTTTGCATTACCTGAATCATAGTATAATGCGCCATTGATTAATGCGTTACCGTCATTATCTAATGTTGGGGCTGAACTATGTGCGCCTAAATACCTATCATCAAAGTTATCAAACTGTACTGCCGCTTGTTCTGCATAGTATCTAGCTGAATGAAATGTACCATCAACAGTATTGCTACCGCTTACATAACTAGCCCAATCTTTAGCAGAGTGTGAGCCAGCAGAACCTCTGTTAATATCACCGATAGCATAAGTCTTGGCTGAATATTCCGTTCCATCAACCACTGTACTTGTGTTTGGTGTTGAGCCGCCACCGATAGCCCACTCTTTAGCCGCACCAGCTCCAGACGTAGAAGTAACACCAGTTCCCCCAGTAGCCCATGATTTGGATGAATAGTTGCCAGTATTCGCACCATTCTCTTGAACCTGACCATTTACTTTAACAGCATAGTCTTTAGCTTCTTGAGCGTGTTCTTCTGCATTTTGTATATCTGTAATGTTTGCAACTACTGTTGCTATATTTGTTGTGTTACCAGCTACTGTTGTAATATTGGATGTAATGCCAGCCAGAGTTGTGACATCAGAAGCTATTGCGGCAAGGTCAGAGATAGCGTCTGTAGCTACAGTGCCATCTTCAATGTCAGCCAAGGTTGCAATGTCTGTTGCTATAGCCGCAATAGTATTGACATTGCCTGTTTGTGGCCCAGCTACTACCGCACCTGTAACTGAATCAAATGCCAACACTGTGCCTTTGCGATTATTAACATCTGGCAATGTAAGCGAAACATTTGTATCAAAATCTGTTAGTTGAAGAGCGCGGTCAGATTTATCTTTCAAGTCACCTGCGATAGATATAAATTTATCTAACTCTTCATTAAGAGAAGTAATATCAAACGGACCTGATGATGGAAAATCTGTTGTACGCTCCAATGCAATCGAGCGTGTAATAACAACTGTTGAACCACCTGATGCACCTGTTACAGAAATAGATACAGAACCTGTAGAACCAGAACCACCTGTTACTGTATAGTCTGTTGTGAGTGTTTTAAGAACGCCATCAACATATACATTCAAGTCCGCATCTTCAAAAAACTCAAATGACACAGTAAAAGACGATTGCGTTGCACCAGCCGCAACCGCATAGGAAACTCTTGGGTCATTATCTGCAAGGTTAATAGTCATTTTATCCCCTTATCATGCACTAATGCAGTATGCCACGCACAATTAGTAGCGGCTTATGGTATTGGTTAGTTCTTTCACATCATCACGAATTAGCGGCAAGCCAACAAATGGCAGATTGCGTCTGATTTCATTTGCGCCATCACTTATATTGCCATCAATTAAATCTCTAGCGGCTCTATAAAAACCCACACCCAAATCAACAGGCGCACCAAAAGGTGTTATCAAACCATCTACCAATCTATCTTCTCTATCTGGGCTTACAAACTTCGGTTCAATAAAAAAGTCCTCTGGTTTGTCTGCAAGATTACCAGCAACAGCCAAGCCCATATAACCTAAGTCACCATAGATGCCTATTAAACCAGAGTGGTCAATTACACGCGCAATAATATCAGGGGATTCGCTTTCTCTATCCCACCAGCTTGCCATGCCTAAACCAGATTTGATTTCAAATGACAGATAAGATAGAGCAATTAAAGCTGTAGCTCCCTGTATTCTGTTCTGTCTTGCAGGGTCTAACATAGCGCCTAAGATTTTGTTGTTTGCACCAAACACAAAGTTCATAAAAGTAAACGGCAATGTCATTAAGCCGCTTTCTATGCGCACCATATTTACCCCGCCATACGATGCTTTCTTATCAATGGCAAACAGATTTGGATATATCTTGCGCATGCTAGCAAAAGCAGGGTTGTCTTTTACATAAGTAACACCATCCATAATCAATGGGCGGTCAAACGCCTGCCCCATAACAACAGAGTTATCAGAGTGTGCTGTAACCGCCGCTTGATATCTACGTTTTAACAGGCGTTCTTGTGGTGTTTTATTAGGCCAGTTGTCTGTGTTTGCTAAAAAAAAGTTACTGCCCTCTGCTTTTTCAAAAGGCATATCAGCAATATATTTTGCTAGCTCATCATCAATACCATAACGATTTAAATATTCTTGGTCATAACGAGATAGACGTTTACCATCTGCCATCTTTTTAGATAAACGATAAAATTTATCATTTGTTAAAAGACCATCTGCAAACTTAAATATAGTTGTAATTGGACCAAGACCGTTAGCTGTATACATAAAGCGGTTGCCAACTTCTTGAACTTGCTCAAGCTTATTTGGCTGTACCCGCTTCATCGTATCGCCGAGTAACTTTTGCTGTGCAAAGTTACGGATCATGTCTAGCGCCGCACCACCATTTTGCATTTCAGATAACAGCTTACCAACTGATCTGTCTGTAAGCCCTGCTACTGCGGCGCGATATACATCTCTATAACCATGCGCTAAAACAATTGTGCCTGCATCTGTAACAGCAGAAATACCAGCACCACCTAGATACGCCCAGCCAGCATAGTTTTTTAAAAACTTAGATAGCTGGTTATCATATCTATCAGGAGAGCGTGAGAGTGCGCCCATTACGCGGTCATGTTCTCCTATAAAACCAACACGTACTTCTGCAATTTCTTTAGCAGACATACGAGCCTTAACCATTTCGTCTGTTACTTCTTCTAAAATTTCATCGATATTCTTGCCATCAAATGCCCTTGCATGTTCAATGCGTCTGCCCATTTGTTGTGCGTAGGTGTGAAATACGTCAGGTGTTTTTACTAGAAACTCTTCTACCTGCCATTCTTCTAAATCTGTCTTGCGATGTTTTAAATGCTTTGAGCTACCAGCTACACCTGTTGCTCTTGCATCTTCAAGCTCTTCTGCCGCTTCTTCAAGAATACGAGCAACAGTCATGTCTGCGCTTTCTTTAGGATTTGGCAAACCCTTTTTGGTATAATGGTCTACTAAAGTTTGGGTAAACTTTGCTCTTGCCGCTTCATCACCACTCAACAAAAGTTTGTTATAATACATAGCAAACCTAAAAGATTTGCGGGTAGGTGTATCAAGAACACCTTGCAAATCATCAAGCTTGGTTCTTAAACCAGCCATTTCATTATCTAACGCATCACGCATCTTTGCTTGCTTTGATGTAGCGCCGCCTTTTGCTTTTATGGAATCTTCAAGGTCAGCAAGCTTTTGCGCTTTTTCATCTACAAGTTTTTGTAGTTTAGCCATGTCTTTTTTAATGCGCGCATCATCACGCAACACGCCAACATAACGTGCATCTTCATCAAACGCTTTGAAGAATGTATCAAACTCTTTGAACGCCTGCTTTTGTTCTTTAGTAGCACCATCAAGTGCTTTTCTGCTGATAGTTGGATTTGGATTATCCTGTTGCATATAACGCGTTACAGTATCTTCAAACCAATCATTAAACTCACCAGTTCTAAAGGTCATCTCTTGTGTGTCTGCGCCAAGAAAACGAGCTTGCTTATGACCATCAACTTGCATTCTGTGCAGGTCAGCAAATTTTTTCATATACTCATGTGCAAGACCTTCATAGGTTTGCGCCATTTGAGCAACAGATTGCGGCGCTGTAGTATCACCAGCACCCTTTAAAGCAACAGAAGAATTATAACTGTATCTCAGCATTTTTTCTTTAACGCTGGCAGGTATTTTAGGATTAGATAATGCGCGTTGAAAGTAAGAACCAAATGGATTGAAAACTTTAGTATCAAACTTTTCTTCATCACCAACAAGAACAGGCTTGCCATCATTGTCAGTTCTAAACAAAGGCGGCACATCTTCGCCGCGTGCTAATCGATTTACTTTGTTGGCAGATGATTTAAAAAAAGGTGTTGTGTAAGTAGCTCCTTTGAGAGCGCCACCAAAGAACGCACTAAAGACTGTAGCGCTTGCAATATTCTGCGTGCTTTCAAATGGGTCATCTGTTTGCGCAAATGGAGCGCGGCGTGCTTCTGATGCAACTCCATAAGCCGCACCTAATTTACCAAAGCTATATGCACTACGCGCTATATTACCACTCAAAGATACAACGTTAAGCGCAGGTACAAATGCAGTAAAGAATAATGGGTCAGCTACACCCCCAACCATCTGGCTAAAAAAACCTGCATTCGACATAGTTTGTTTACGCCGCCGTTCATTATCAACGCGCTGTTTGATAAAATCAAAATGCTCTTGGTCTTTAGCTCTTACAAACTCTTCATAATAAATTAGATACTCATCATCCATAGCATCCACAGGATCGAATGAAGCATCTCTATCGCGTGAACCAAACCTCATTTGCTCTTGCACAGATTCTACTAGAGGCATGTTGTTGTAAGCTGAGGTAGCGGCAACGCCTTCCCAAAAACCAGTAGGCGCTTGCACGCGCATATCGTCTGGAACACTGATAAAGAAATCTCTTTGATTGACATCTATCATTATCAATAACCTCTAGCAGTTCTCGCAATATCATCTATTGTTTGCGGGTCGCCTTCATCGATTTTTCTGCCAAATTTTAATCTACGCTGTTGTTCTTCACGCATCTTTTTGCGTAGCTGTTCTGTAGTTTGATTTTTTAATCTCATGCGTTGTTCAACAACAGCTTGACCACTGGCAAGCAAAGGCTCTGAGCCAGCCATTATTGGCATTTTATTTTCATCAACAATCATATAGACAGGGTTGACTGTGCCATGCCTTGGGTCTGGAATTAAAAACGCATCCTTGCCAAGCGTATAATTACCAGCCATATCTAACAGCCCTTGTGTATGCGTTTTAAACACTGCCATGTCTGATGCCATTGGGAATGCTTTTTCTGGTGCAAAACGTGTACGCGCCTCACCCATAATAAAAGATGATTTGACAAACACTTTGTTAGAAGATTGTTTAAGGATTTCACCTGCCAATTCTTTGCCATGCATAAGAACTAAATCTTCTGCATACTGCATATAATATGCGGCTTCTTCTGGTGAAGCATCGCTATCTAATTGGTCATTAACAAAGTCGGCTATCTTAATTTGCTTGTCACCATCCATGCCAAGTTTAGCATTTAAGATTTCTTTGCGTTGTGGATTACGTGCAAGCTCATTTCTAAGTTGAAAATATTCTTGGAAGCTAGCCTGTTTAACACTATTGCGATAAGCATCTAATGCTTCCATCTCAACAATAACATTATCTGACAAACCTCTAGTCACAGTATTTACACCGCTACCATCTTTGTTCAATCGCTTGGTAGTTTGTTGATATAAATCCATAGCAATTGGTAGCTGACCTGTATTGGCAAGCCGCTCAAGATTATCAGACGTAAACAGATTTTGTACAACTTTTGGCAAATCACTATTAGTATGAAGAAGTAGATTTCTTATTGGTTTAGTCTCTGCATTGGCAGGGTTCATAATATTGCCAAGACTGTTCATAAAGCTCTCAACATCTTTTATGCCGTTTTTAGCAAAAAGATTATCCATATCATCTTGAGAAACTAAATACCCTTGAGACAACAATATCTGTGTTGCATCTGCTCTGCGACTATCTTTGGTAGCTTGCAATCTTTCTTGAAAGTTATTTTCTAATACAGAAATATCACCAGCAATAATGCGTCTATCTTCTGCATCAAATAATTCAGAAGAAATCATGCGCTCAGAAAAACCAGCATCAGTTAAATATTTTACAACTGACGGCTCAAGACCATCTACTGAACCTGTTCTAAAAGCTTGTTCTAATCCGTTTATAACATTAGCGGCTAGCTCTTCGCCCATTGCAGGGTCTTGAAACGCAGACAATGATGTAAGCTTTTTAACAACAGAGTTTGCTAAAGCACCGCCATATTGACGTTTTAACGTTGTTCTTAAATTTGTAGCTTGAGTAACAGACATGCGATCCCCATGCACATCTATCAATTCATCAATTTCTCGCAATAGATTTTTATAGCTAGCATGCGCTACACTGCTATCTGATACTGGCGCACCATTGCTTATAAAAGCTTCAAGGTCATCTGAAGATTCTATAATTCTGTCATACATATCTTTAAAATCTTGCGCATCTTCAGCATCAACTTTATCGGCATAAAGAGCGGCAGTGTTTTCACCAGCTATCTCAGCGCCAATATCAATCGCCATAGCTTTATAACGTTCATCTGTTAGCTCTGCTGTTTTCTTTACATAAGCTGAATAAGCATTATCAAAACCATCAGGGTCTTTATCAAAATCTGCACGCAGTCTAATAGCTTCATTCTTCATGTCTTTAAAAAGAGCAGCACTATATTTTTTATCTATTAAGGACTGTGCTTCTTTTTCAGCAATTTTAGATAAGCCTTGCGGAAGAGAACGATATTCTATTCTGCCATCTGTGGTGCGAGTTTGAAAGTTTCTTGCGACATCAACACCTTTTTGTTTTTGAACTTCTACTTCTTGTTGAAAAGCTTGTTGCATCATACGTGTGCCAATTTGCTCAAGCTCTTGCCCTGCTCGAACACCAGCGGTTGATGGCTGTACAACACCTATTGGTTTGTTAAATACTGGCTGTGATTGTAATCTTTTGATTGCCATTATATTTGTCCATACGCATCACTAAAGTTTATAGCTGTGCCAACAGATTTAAACAAAGCACTTCGCATTGCTTGATTACCGCTTGCTCTTGCATCTGAAGCGGCATAACGCATTCTGCTTGTTGTCAACATAGATTGTGTTCTGGCTCTGCCATCAGACGTTGCAGACTTCTTTTTCTCTGCTTTAGTCAAAGCCGCAAGAGAGCGGTCATTAGAGCCGCGATTACTTTTTGCTCTTACAGCCTCATTCACATTCATTAAACTTGCTAATCTTGATTGTCTTTCATTATGCGCTTGTATCGCAGACAACTCCTCAAACTTTGCATTCTGTTCTTGTTGTGCGGCTATAGAACGTTGACGTTGTTGTTCTGCTTTACCAGCTTGCATAGAGCCGTATATAGACAAGCCTGCACCTGCTATCATTAATGCTGGATTACTCATCGCTAAAAAATTAAACATCAGAAAGCCACCTCTGCTATCAAACCATTTATTTGTAAAGGCAATGGAGCGCTTTGCGATATTGTCACTCGCGGGTCTTTGCTATACCCAAGAGGACGAAATTCTTTTTTTCCAGTTATCTTGTCAGGCGCATTGCCAATAGAAAAGTTTACATTACGAATAACCATATCTGTGCCATTGACAGATACGCTTAATGTCTCATTCAAATCCAAATCAACTAAAGATATTCGGCGTGGTCGCGCAGTTAAAAAACCTCCCTGCACTTGACCATCAATAGGTAGCGTTCTTAATTCTGGTACAAACTTATAACCAGCTTGAACAGTAGAAGAATTCTTAACAGCGCTTACATCTAACTGCCCACCAGCTATTGTGAACTGACCTAAATATTCATTACCATCTGTTACATCTACAACAGCGCCATTTGCAAAATGAGAGCTAACAGTAAACACGCCATTTGAACCAGTGAAGCTATCACTGAAGTCCATATCTAAGCCTGTTTCAAATCGTTCAAGAAATAATTTATCTGAACCAGAGCCATCATCTCTGACAGAAACCACATACAAATCTTCTTCTACAGAACAAACAGAATGAAACTCACCCGCTGTATCCCAACGCATCCAGCCAGCACGCTTCTCATTTCTTATGCTGTAATAAACAGCAAGCTCACCATTATTCATCAAGAAGAAACCATACGCCCCTGGTCTATCCAATGAACCTTTTACGGTAGCAAGTTGTATAGGCGCAACTATAAGATGTGATGACAACAAAGATATCATGTTGCCTGTATATGCGCCTTCTGATTCTGCATAAATATATTCACGAACTGCTGTGCCAGTAGATTGCACAAACATTGTTGCACCATCTAATGATTGCGGTCTTACAAAGCCAGTACCAAATGGTGTCTGCGCAGATATCTTTGCATTGGTTGGTGTTGTTGGTTGGTCTGAAAAAGCTGGAACATAAAACTCTGAGCGAGAAGCAAATACCTGCAAGTCACGATTAGAAACAAGGTGACGTATTTGATTTGTTGCACCAATGTTTGCATCTAAATCTAATGCATCATTATCTTCTGCATCACCTAAATCAAAGTTAAAATATTCACCTGTCTTTGACCCCCACAGCCCGTCTGGTTGCGATGGTGTGCCGCCGAACCACAATCTATCTTCATGGAAGGTTACAGCCGCAGGGAAGCCTCTGAGCGAGGAATAAGATTGCTCAAACCATTCAGTAGTAGCCGCACTACTTTCAATGGTTGGAGAGCCACCACCAATAGCTTCTGATGTTGCAGAAGAGCCTGCTGTTACTTCATAAACATTTTTATTTATAACGCGGGTTATAGTGCGTGCGCCATTTATATTAGCCGCTGAAATACCACCAACGCCACCTGCATCTGCAATTGTTACAGATGCACCTGATGATAAACCATGCAACGCATGTGTAATTTCTATTTTGTTTGAACCATTCTTCGTCTGAATAGCATCAACATCTAATTGTGTTTTGAGCGTGCCTGTTATGTCTGCTGTTACTGATGTGCCACTTGTGAATGTTTTTATTTCTGCTTCAGCATCACCAATCAAAATCTTCACACCAACATGGTTGGCTGTAAAATAAGACGCACTTGAGGTGAGTGTCACACCAGCACCACTGGTTGCACTTGAAGATAGTGTTACACCATTGGGCTGAAAATTATAATAAGGCTGTAATGTTCTATTGCCATCAATAGAAGTATCAAAAGAATAAAGTCTTACCTCAAAGGTGGTAAGTCCAGTTCTGACCAGAGTTCTGCACAAAAAAGAAGTGTGAGCGATAAACATAAAATCGCCTCTTTGTGCATAAGTAAACTGATTAAGATTGGTGTTGGTAATAGGCAAAGCATTGCCATCCACATCAGCAGTAATTGTCTGAATGTGGGAAACCACATTTGTTGAGAGAACGATGCGGAAGATATCAAGTTGACCACTAGAGAAAGCAACAATGTATTTCTCGTCATCAGAAAAAACAAAAGGTTCAATACGTATTTGTTGTGTTAAACTACTGTTATAACTATGCGTAAAATTATAAAGACGTTTGGTAGCAGGGCGTTTTAGAACACCGCCTTCTGCGCGTATAAAAAAGTTTTTTACAGATTCACCAGCTTGTGTGTAGACAGGACTATCTACGCGAGAAGTAAGTGAAGGGTTTATTTCACCAAAAGCAAAGTTATTAAGCGGTACACGAATACGTGGCATTAGCTTCGCCTTTCAGAAATAAACCTCGATGTTACCAATCTACGTGTTGTTTGTTGCTGAGAATCTAAAGTCTTTGCTTGTTGCATAAGCTGTTGAGCTTTGCGTTCCATCATCTGAGCCATTGCCTCATCTCTTGCAATAGCCAGCGCAAATGAAGCGGCAAGCGCATATTCAACAGCTAGTGTAAAGTAACTTGGAAAATCTTGTTCCAATGCTCTGAATGTATAATCTGCAACAACATCATTTGTGGTGCTAACATCATGGTAGAGCTTGTCACCATATATCGTATATTCAATTAAGTTATCTTCTACTGTAACAGCGTGAAGCATTAACAAGTCATGCGGCAGTTGATACGCTATATCAAAGCGACCAGTTGGCGCGGCAGATAATTTGTTTAACGCTTTTTGATTTGTAGCAAAACGCCATCTGCTCGTACATAAAGCTGTACGAACTGTATCTTCATACAAGTTTGAGGCTACAAGAGCCTCGGTGCTATCAGCCGTAAAAGATGTGATTGGTTCTGCACCAATCAAAATCAATCCGCGTGACGCTATATCTATTCCTGAGTTTGCCGCTGTAGACATGTGGGTATGGGGGGCTTACGCCCCCCACTCCTTTAGTCGGAATCGGTGTTTGTGATAGCAACGCCGTTTACAATGTCGATGGTTGTGCCATCATTTTCATTGCAGTAAGCGTGGCTCACAACAGGTGTACCACCAGTAGATGTTACAACAATCATCACATCATTTTTGCGAATCATATTGATGGCATCTAAGAAGTAATCTTCAGTATTCACATCTGCAATTGCATCCGCAGTTGTGTAGTTCCAAAGATTAACACCAGAGGCAGTAGCCAAGTTAGTTAAACCTGATGCTGAAAAAGCCATTTTCTACTCCTCTTAGTTGTTATCAAGGACTTCATAGACACCGTTATCATCGATAACTTTAGCGCCCATGCTCATCATTGAAGTTGCAAGATGTGCGGCTTTCTGCGGCACATAGTTGATTTCGGTCTGCACATCAGAGTTGATGCCCAAGCCAACTGCACTTGTATGGTAGGCAATGTTCTTACCAGCAGTGATTGCTGATGTTGAGAAAATCTTGAAGCCCAAGAATTCCTTCATTGTCATACCACCAGCAAATGGCAAGTTCTGCTCACCTACGAAATCGCTTGAAGCAAATTCGTTGATGTTGAACAGATCCGCATAACCTGCTGGATGCATAGCTAAGTAACGACCACCATCTTCTGGAATGTTTGCAGTGCCGAATGTTTCAAACAGAGTTAGCAAATCTGCCTTATCAACTGCGGCGGCAGTTGAATTAATCTGTGTTGAATTTGCACCTGCATCCATTGCAGTATATAGCAAGTCATCAGTCTTACGACCAAGAGCGGCGGCGGCAGACTGTGCTACTGCTTGACGCTCATCGATGTTTGTCTTTAATTCATCCAGCTTATCAATATATTCAGCCGCATAAAAATCAGACATGGTAGCTTCCACATTAGTATGCGAAAGTTCCATTGCAGTTACATCACCATTACGTGACTTTGTTGAAGCAGAGCCAGTACCGATTTTCTGAAAGCGTACAACGCTACCACGGACATTACCTACTGTGCGAACAGTGTTACGGAGCTTTGACCCCATACGCTGGTATGCCATGTGAACTTCAGTCTCGAACTGCTTGATAAATGCGATATCAATTGTATTCGCCATTTTATCATTCCCTTCAAGATTAAGATTTACACTACATCACAGTTGTCCGTTTCGCTCTTCATCCAGTTATCCAATAAGGGCTGTCAGTTAAAAACAGGCTGTATGCTATTGGAATCTCACTTCAATCGCTTCATCGCAACGCACAAAACGTAAACATGAATATCCGTTTACAATGGTAGCCTCTTCTCCAAATGCAAAACCTAACCAATCCAACCACTTAATAGTTTTGTTATGGTCAGTAGGTACGACATTTTCTACAAGGTCGTAACGCTCTGCTATCCAGTTACACATGAGTTTTGAGTTGCGTAAGAAAGGGCGGGGATTTTCATCTAAAACATCTGAACCTAACATCCAAATGCTTGCGCCACAAAAATCATCTAAGTCAATAAAGGGTACAACACCAAACATACACACAGGCTCATCTTTCCAAATGCCTGTCCATGTATATGCATTCTTATACCGCAGAGGAGCATGAAGCGCCCTCCACGGTGTAGATGAATGTATCATGCATTCGCGCACATCTGATGGTCTTAAACGATGCTGAAGATAACCAGCATGTTCAACAGTAGCTTTTACAATCTTTGCATCGCCATCAACATGAAATGCATCAACGGTAGAGTTTGGAAAAACCTTCTTGGACTTTTTGAACATAAGCATTATCCCTTTTTGCTGGATTCCAATAACGCTCATCTCGCATCATCGATTGCAATTCACCTTCATTCAAAGGCGCTATGCCACCTGTGTTGCCAGCCAAAGAACTATTGCCCATCTGGTTCATTAAAAACTCAAGCGCCTCAATGCCCTGTGCAGTAGCACCAAGACCTAAAATGGCATCTTGATATTCTTCTGGAAAGAATTTCTGTGACCACAAATCTACAGCTTCAATACGTGCATCTGCATTTTCACCAAGTGCTGCTTTTTCTGTATCAAGGTCAGGCTGACCAGCATTCAAAGCTTGGGCATACATATTGATGCCTTGCTCAAACTCTTCTTGGCTGTATGCATTTTCAAACGCATGATTTGCCCACCACTGGAACAACTCATTATCATTCACAAGCTCATCATCTAATGTTTCTGGAACAAGATAATCACCTGCTGTAGCTGGTCTATTTGCCAGCGCTTCTGCTTCAAACTCAGCAACAAGAGCTTGTCTCATTTCATCTTGTGATGTGCCAAGTTTGCTTTCAAGTTGGGAATAAGAAGATGCCAAATCTTCTGGTGTATTAAACTTTTCTGGCAACCATTCTGGTCTGGCAGGTGCTTCTGTTGCTTCAACAGCAACTTCTACATTATCTGCTTCACTCATTTGATTTTACCTTCTCGCCGTGTTGAACTCGTCTTTCAATAAGACCTACAAGAAAACGCTGACCTTCAAGATGACGAAGCTCTGCGTCAGATGCGCCACCACCAGTGACGGCTTCAATGGTGATTGAACGCAAATATTTAAGCACCTGTGCGCCAGTTGGCGTTCTAAACAGTGCGTTTACGTTTTGAGAAATTTGTTCGTCCTCTGCTTTGGGGCGAGGAAAACCATCAAGTCCTAGGTGTTTCGACATTTGCCTGTTGCTGTTGTTGAGCCATTTGTTGTGCCGCCTGCATTAACTGTTCGCGCTCCACCCCATCTCTTACCAAGCTGTCTGGCACACCAAACTTCTTAGCAAGAAAAACTGCAACCTCATCAGACCTAATAAGAAGATTTAAAATCTCAGGCCCGAATGTTCCCCCAACTAATTGCAGGTAACGTGATATAGAAGATATGTCTTGATTAGCCTGTGCTTGTGCAAGAGGCGATACAGACTTCACCTTTACTTCTCTGCCATTGACAGTTGGTAAATCAATTCTTCCCTGCTTCTTTAGAATATAAACTACACGCTGAAGAATTGGCTGAACCATCTCCGCTTGCAATCTGCCAAACGCTGAACCAATACGTCTAGACAAGTCAGCCATGCGCTCTGCAACTTCTGTTGCTGAAGCTGGCGTTTTGTTTGGATCGCCAAGCATATCATTATATAATGCACGCTTGATGTTGGAGCGCATATCATTTAGCACAAGATTAGCAACATTAAAGTCACCTGCCGCTTTGATTGGTTGTAATCCAGCAGAACCCATAGCCTTTGGAATGATAGTCCCTGGAACGAGATTAATTGTATCTGTGTTTACAACACCATCATCATCCATCTGGTAAATACCAGAGATAGCCATCTGTGCATTTTCAAGGATTAATTCAATAGTAAGGTTAGTTGTCTTGATAGCTGAAAGCGCATTAACAAGTGGTCCTCTTCCATATATCTCACCTGCCGCCTTAGACCAGCGGAAGCAGATAAAAGGATTAGAACCAAGACCTGTAAACTTTTCGTGGTAGATTACAGACTTATCTTCAACATCGATAACAAAGAAATCATGCGCTTCTTCATTGCGCTTTTCATAGTTACGACACACGATTTCAAGCATCTTACACTTTGCATCGGGATTTGTTGAAGCTTGTCTAACCAACCTTTCTGACAAGATTGCCTTAGGGTAAGCAAGCAATATCTCATTTGTCTTGAGAGAGCGCTCTCTATAAACATGATCGATGCGGTCATCCGCACCTGTGTCCAATACCACAGACGGAAGTGGAATCGCGTTAAAGCGAAGCGGATTAACGGCATCACCTTCTTCACATAGAAGCACACCTGTACCGACAGCCAAATCCATAAAACTCTCATGTACTTCTTGCCCGAAATTAGAGTTTTGCAAAACCTCGAATACATATTCTGTAACCTCGTCAAGCTGGTTATTCACTTCATCAACTTGGTCTTTGGGAACTTCTGAACCAGCAACAAAGTCTGCCCAACGTGCGAAGTTTGGCACTAAGCCAGACTGAAGCCGTGATGCAAATTCTTGTGTGCCGACTACAGCAGTCTCATCAAAGATGCGGTCATCTCTGCGTTGCCCTGATGTTTCATAATAAAAGCTTTGCCGCATGGGCAAAGCATACTCATAGCACTCATCAAATAGAGGCTCGAAGTTTAAACGCGCTGACTTAGCACGTTCATATTTTGCAAGCATACGCTCTGCGGTTTTTTCATGCATTAGAGCGTTCCGTCAAAGTAACCCATGCCGCCTTTGCTACCAGTGAGCAAAGACACGCTTCCCATACCACCACGCTTTTTTTTCACAGCACGCGCGAGGTTATCTTCTTTGTTCTCAGCTTTTTTAGAAAGCTCTTGAGACATTTGATTTTCGCGCTCAATCTCTACATTAGGATCTACAGCAGGCGCTTTAGGTTGCTTGGGTGCTACACACATAAGACAATCTCCTTATACCTTGTGATATGTTCTGCGCTTTTGCAGAGCAACGCACAAAACTACATCCTCGACCACAAACCAGCCCTTCTTTGTTTTGGCTTGCGAGAAAACACATCAAAGTCTTTGCGTGCTTGAAATGCATTTGTTGCATTACCAATGTTCTTCATAATGGCTCTGCCTTCACCAGCACCCAGCATTAAATACTGCACTGCATCATGTATGTGAGAGAAGTGGTTCTTTTCTGGTTTGTCATCATAACGCTCACCTGATACCTGCAACCTTCTATATTGATAACCACCCTCAAAACCTTTGATGATTGTGCGGCAACGTGGGTCAATCAAAAGCCCAGACTGCCCGTCAACCATCCTCCCCAATGGTGCTGAAACTGATTCCAGCCTAAGAGACACATCGTTTGATGGCGCTGGACGAGCGTTAAGACCTGCACTTCGTAATATTTGGAAGGGCGTAGATTCATCTGTTTGAGCGCGAAAGTCACCTGCTGGGTCACCAAAAATGATGACCTCAGATTGATTATATCTTGTAGAAATTTCTTGTCGGAGGACTTCGGTAAATTTAACGATGCCCATATCGAATGCCACTATCTCCTGTAATAGTAGCCAACGTCCACGCACTTTTTGCCCAAACACACCAGCAGGTGTTAAACCAAAATCAATGCCAAGGTAAATAGGCACACCCGCCGCAACTGGTATTTCTTCTTTCGCAACATGAACGTCAGTTGCAAACATTGGATAAACAGGTTTACCGTCTTTGATAGAGCCAAGGCGGTTCATCACATACACATCTATCCAACTCTTCGTCTTGCCCTGAACGATATTCGGATAATAATCTTTCCTCATATTGTTTTTGTTTTCTGCGTTCTCGTTGGGCGTATATCCTGTGACGTTTCCATCTTCCTCTTTTACTTCCAGCATGCCTTGAGGTTGAGTAAAGAACTCCCAATTGTCTGGCTTGACCAACATCTTTGCCTCTTCCTTGGCAATGTGATCTGGTATTGGAACTTCTCCTGACATAATTGGCCACCAGTGATCCTCCTCTGGAGCATTAGTATCTGCAATTACTCCTGTCCAAGTACACCCGCCATCCTTCATAGAAGGAAATCTTCCTACGCGCATTGAACAAGCATCAATAATAGACTTTGGAATCTCACGCGCTTCATTTACCCAGATGCCTGTAAGCTCTAAGGAGAGCAACTTTTTTACATCCTCTGGTCTATCAAGAGCTAAGAAGATAACTTCCAACTCTAGGTCAGCGCGTTTAATGTTGTGAGTATAAGGAACAGACCATTGAAACTTTCCCCACTCTTCTTCAGGAAACCAATCAAGCCATGTCTTTATAGTTGTGGTTTTAAGCTGGGGGTTTGTGTTTCTAATAACAGCCCATCGTGAGCGGCGAATGCCATTCTTATCTTTTTTCTGTTCAAGAGCGCGTCTAAATAATTCAACACAACAACAAACAGATTTACCAGAACCAACAGGTCCACGCAGTAAACGGAAGAATACATCTGATTTCATAAACGCTTTGAGCGTGTCACCATCAGGTTTGTATTTAAATGTTGTCAACTTTATGATCCTTACCGAATTTAATCATGCGCTCTACAACCTCTGGCGCTATGACAGCAATAACTTTGTCTGCCTCTCTGTCGGTTTGGAATTGCTCTGGATGGAAGGCAAGGTGTACACGCTTTACAATGTTGCGAAGAAGAGCGCGTTCATCTTTGGTGATGGTATGCAAAAAACTCATGTGCGATGTGCCTTTGTTTTTTCTGCAACTGATTTTGGTTGCTGAGAATGTTGTTTACCAGCTTTGATGGCTTTTCGTTTGGCGGCTGTTGATGCCGCATATTCTGCTGATGAAAGAGATTTGATTGCGGCGGCTGGAAGGTAGCGTTCACCTGTAGCATCTTTTCCTTGGGTTGATGGCTTGCCAGATTTAGTGCGCCATTTTTGTTTAGTCCAATTGCGCAAAGATGCTTGAGATGGTTTTAAAGCCATAATTTTTTTCTCGCTACAAAGTATAATGTTCCGAAGATTAATAAGCCCGAAACTAAAATTAATGCGAATATGCCTATTGTTTCGATTAGTTCTTCACGTTTTCTTTTGCGCTCTGCGATATCTAACTGCCGTTGTTTGCGTGCTTGTGCTTGATACTTAACCCAATCAGGCCACAAGCCTGCCCTGCCATATAACTGCATCCAGCTTTGAAGCTCTGCTTCTTGCTGTTTGATTTTTTCAAGCGCCATAAATTCTTCAAAGTCATTACCAAATACACTAGCTTTCTTCTTGCGTTGCCGCGCTTGTAGGGTTTCCTTTGCGCTAACAAAATCTTTGATAGCTGACCCTGCGTCAGCGAGTTCGCGCCCATTCGCAATAGTTTGCTTTATGATTGCGAAAGCACCGTTGATTGCCGCAAGTTCTGCTAACATTAGCTAGTATAACCGCCTCCCTTTGCTTTATAAGCCTTGGCTAGCATTTGCGCTTTTCTTGCTGACCACTGACCTTTTTTGCCGCCCTTATCACTAGCTTTGATGCGATTAAAGAGCGCCTTACGCATTGCAGGTTTGGTATAATTACCAGCCGCGTTGACTGCCATTATAATTTACTCCCAGTAACCTAATTTATGACCAGCTTCCATTGGGCTTACTTTATTTTTTTTGGCATACCGCCTCATTATTCTTTTTTCTTGAGCTGTCCAAAGAGGTTTGCCGTTATACTCTAATGACAAAAATTTATTGTCATTTTCATCAAGGTTTTTAATTCCTTGCCCCCCTACTTTTTTAAGTAGAGATTTTTTTACAGGGTTTGATTTTTTTTTAATTAGGCTTTGTCCTTGCATAATTAATACCCCCGTGAGTATGAGCCAGCCGCAGGTTCACGCTTCATTAAAGAAGCAGGCTTTTTCTTTGCAGCGGTTTGTTTTTTTGCCGCTTTTTTTGCGGCGGCTTTACCAGCTTTGGTATATGGAAATTTTTTACCAGCTACGTTCGGCATTATGCTTTATCCTTTTTAGCTTTGTTGCGTTTAGAAATAGCGGCGGCTTTTGCTCTAGCATCAGCAGAACTAGACGCACCCCACGCCATAAGGGAAAGAAGTTTTCTGGTAGGCTTGCCCTCGCTGTCTCTATCAGGACCTTTGTTGCCAGCCATGCGTGCAAGAAAGCTAGCCCTGCGAGGATTGTCACCAGACTTTACAGGCGCTTTAAGTGTGCCTTGTTTGTAACTATCGCGGCCTTTTTGGTTCAATCCACCTTTAGGATTCTTACCTGCCGAGCGTGTCCATGCTGGTGTTGTTGCCATCAACCAAAGCCCCCCACTTGCTCAAATAAGGTTTCCATACGCTTGCCAATGCCACCTTTTTCTTTTTTCTGCTTGTCATAACGTTTTTGGTTGGTATCGCCAGTAGGTGTGTAAGTATTCCCACGCCGTTGGAGGTTGTTGTCCAAATATTCTACTGGTGCTTTTAATGTGTCGAAAAAGTTTTCAATCATGCCGCCAGCATATTGATTTGAGAATTCATCCCATGCTTGTTTACGCTTGTTAGTCATCGGACCTTTGAACGTAAAATTTTTTGCATTCTCTGGAATGTCATCATCAAAGTCAGTGTCTATTACATCTGGCTCATTAGGTATCTCAATGCGAACACGCATCGCATCCTCGCGGCTTGAGCCATCTGGATTCTCTGGCATCAGCTTGCCGCCCAAATATCTGGCAACCATGAAAGGGTTTTTATCTTCTGCTGACATCTTGACAGCATCAAGAAAGCTTATGTTCTGAAAAGGAGAGAAGTCATAAGTGTCAAACACCACATACTTACCATCTTTCTTTGTAAGGCCATAAGAGCCAAGAGAGTTGTCAAGCTCATAGTTCTTGCCAGTGGTCATCATTTGAACAACCTGCCCTTCCTTTAAATCAGGATGAGCTTCTTGCGCAATTGAACGCAGTAATTCGATAGCTTCGCCAGAAATATTTTTTTCAGTAATGTTGCTATCAAGTGGGTTGGCAAACTCTGGGAGAAGAGAGTTTACCACACCACGAATATAAAAGCTTTTGTGAAGCTTCATATCTTTTAACATGTCGTTCAAATTTGCCATTCTGCAATATGTGCAATATGGCAGTGATTATTCAACGCACAAACATAACCGAACCTTGAGAGAAAAAATACGAGTGAAGGTGGGGGTCGAGGGGGGAGGCGATAGTTTTTGACCCCCCCTGCCTAGGTTAAGTCAATGTTGACAGATATGTCGCCAGCGTGGAGGTGCATGTGTCGCTCGGGGGCTTTGAACCCAGCGCGGTCTAGGATATCTTTACTCGCTTCTAGTTGCACGTACTCACTCTTAGCCCCCCGCGACAACTGCACTAACTTCGCGGCGGCAATCGTAGCACTCACGCCCATACTCTCTGCAATCCTCTGCATCATGTAACTTTGCACATGCGGTAGGCGCAAAGCCTTGCTGGCAGTCACTCTTCCGCTGTCACCCGAAGCGTAACCAGCCAAGCCAGCGGCCTCTGTGATACTACATCCATTTGCTACGAGCGCATCAACTAAGGCCGTCTGCTTGGCGGTCAGCTTCTTCCCCGCTATATCAACATCACTCATCTTATCATCCTGTACAGTTGACCCCCCCTTGTGTTCCCCCCCTTTATGACTTGCACGAAATACCTCAGTCAACGCACAGGAGTTAACTCACTAAGCTCACTGGTTAATTTGCTATCGGTCTTTGTAGCCGTGTCTGTCGCTGTGCTTAAGTTGTCTCCGTGTCGGCGAGGCCACCCCTGCTAATCCCTTACCGTGCCGCATTTGACCAGCGATGCAAGGCCAAGCGCTGTCGTTCGCTCCGCTCCGAGCCTTGCATAGCTGGTCTGGTCATGCGGCGTGGTCGGGCTCTATCGCAGGGGATTGGCCTCTGCTTAACAAAACGGAGACAAAAAATGAAAAGCACAGCAAAGACAAACACAGCAAAAGACCTCGAGAAAATCTTCTCAAAGGATTTCAGACAATCAAACTCTATGGTTACTTATTTACTCAGAGGTGCGGTTGAGCGTGCTGAGTATCTCATCCAGTTGAAACAAAAGGATGAGGCTTTGCACATGACAAATTGTGAGGCTCTCGCTACTGAAAACATATTGCAAATGGTGGAGAGCGGTGAAGGCTCACACATCATCATGGCGGCTGGACAATATGGCTGTCGTATCGGAGCAATGCACTGGGATGAAACAGCTTTACAACGTGCAGATGATGCATTGATTGATTGCCAAACCGCGATTGAGATGCTCGAAGAATTTATCGAGATGACAAAGAAAACGCACAAAGATGTTACAGGCGATGCGTTCACGTACAAAAACCCAAATGCTAATAAAGGTAAGGTAATACAGGCTGATGAATTACGCGCCAAATACCGTAAAGCGTCATAACCGCTAACACATTCCTCCCGAAAGGAAGGGCTAGCCCTCGATGGGTTAGCCCTTTTTTTATGCGCCAAGCATGCTCGCCCGTAATCCCTAGATAATGAAGGGGGAGCATGCGTCTTGGGGATTTGTAAATGGTTCAAATAAATCACCGGGCTAAAAAGAGGATACAATGTATTCCCACAATAAACTGCACAAATGCATAATAAACTCAATTTAAATGTTGATTGTACTGCAATAATGCAGTAGGCTGAAAGTAACACCAACGAAACTGTAATACTCAAAATGGGTAATGGAGAAACAAAATGACAATGCGTAAAATTGTAATCGATGCCTTTGGATGTGACGAATTAGTTTATCAATTCACACGGATTGATATTGAGGATGGCGTTCTGCAAGGCGAAAGCTATGACGAGATAATGTCAGAAGTGAACGAGAAATTCTCTGATGAATACATCATTGGTGAAGCCGAAAACAGATTGTCAATTTCAGCCTCAAATTGTGTTCATAAATGCCCCTCAGATATGACAGTAGAAGAGCGCATGCATTGGAGAGAATGGGATCAGCTAAGCAATTTCATCTTTAAATATAAGTGGGAGTTGGGCAATGCGTAAATCAGATTATGATGCAATCAATCAAAAGATTATCTCACAATTAAATGAAGGCGTGCGCCCGTGGTGCAAGCCTCACAACTCAGGCATGGGAGGCATGCCGCTACGTTCATGTGGCACGCCCTACCGTGGCATTAATATTATTCTGTTGTGGTTAGCTGATTATGATAATCCATATTGGCTAACCTTCAACACAATCCAAAAGCTTGGCGGCTCTGTCAAAGGGCAGAAATCCCCAGCTAAAGTTGTTTATGCATCCAACGTGCGCAAAGAAAACGATGATGGCACAAAAGAAAGCTATGGTTTTCGCAAGCTTTCATCTGTGTTCAATGCGTCACAAGTTACAGGATTGCCCAGCCATTATTACAACAAGGAAAAAACTTTTTATAATCCTGATGACAAGATGGCAGATATTGATGCGCAGATTGCAAGCACTGGCGCCGATATTCAAACCCGTGATGGCACGCCATGTTATATCCCAGCAATAGACCAGATAAGAATGCCAGCCTTTGATGATTTCAAATCTGCTGGTGATTATTATTCTACTCTATTGCATGAGCTAGCGCACTGGACTGGGGCCCAATCTCGTCTTGATAGGTTGGATATGAAAAACAAGAAAGGTTATGCCTTCGAAGAATTGGTAGCCGAAATATCCGCCGCCTATCTCATGGCTAACTTAGGTATCTCTCCGCAAGTACGCGATGATCACGCCGAATATATTGGCGCATGGTTATCTGCTCTTGATGATGACCACAAATATATTTTTGATGCGGCAAGCTCCGCACAAAAGGCTGTTGATTTTGTCATGAATGAAATCAGCAACGCACAACACCAACTGTTAACCGCTTAAAATAGGAGCTAATCATGCAAGCTGTTGAACAATTAAAACGCCTGCCATTACAGGTAACAACAATCATAGATGTCCAATGTTTGGGCGAAACGCTAGGCCGCAAGTTATGGCCTAGCGAATATCAAGAGGTAATCGATTATCTCTTTGCAAATGATTCATCTGCCAAAGCCACCGCAAAAGCGGCGGCAGATGTAACATTTGAAATCAAACTCAATCAGATGGAGGAAGAGCATGAATATTCAAGCCAATTCATCGACGTGTAACACCATGTCTTGGGCTGATGCCTTTGCCATTGTTCACAAGTCTATTGAGTTAGATGCTCAACGCGCAGAACGGGATGCAGAATATTATGAAGATTCTCACAATCCAGATCCCGAAAATTTCTCGCACGCATTTGCCGCCGAACAAGCACGCGAACGTGCGGCTCAACTGCGTGAAGCTTTTCAAGTTATAGCGCGTGGATTTTAATCAATCGTGGTGCAGGTTTCTTATTATCTGCACCACCATCCCTTCAATATCCAACTCTTTTGCTTTATATATTTGCGACCCGCTTATAAATTTATTAGCCTCGCTTGTTGCTTCAAGAACTAAAAATTTATCTTCAAAAAATGCTACAACAATATCGCCAGCCTTGAATGATTTTGATTTGCGAACAATCAAAATATCATCAACTGCCATTTGATAAGCAGGCCATCCAACCCCAAGTTGGTAAGCTTTTACTTCGCCTTTAATACCCCACACAGAAATCACCCCTAACCTATCGCGGTTTTCTGAGTACAACGCAACAGCATTAATTTCCCCCTGCTGTATTGGCACTGATGAAAATGTTGGCGAACTGCCTGCAACATACGCCAGTTTAGATATTGTTCTTGAAGATGGTATGTTGACTGCATCTTTCAAAAAACGAGTTATATTAGTTGGTGATGTGCCAGCCAGTGAAGCCCACTGATTAGCTGACCATCCTTTAGCATCCATTACCTGACGCATCCAAACCCGAATTGCTCTGGTTTCTGGCGTTTCCATATACTACCCCTGCAAGTGGTGGTGACATATTCCCGACTGACGATAACTTGCGATTGAGTCGCAAGCCATAGGCACGATGTTTCATTCCCCTGCGCCTTCCCATCGGTGGGGCGTGAGGTACATTTTCCCAATGTGCAGTACAAGTAGACAAGTGCATATCAAACCTCTTGTAAAATTACATGCTAAATTAACGCACTAATTTTTTGTGCGTTTGTTGATGCTACTGCATTATTGCATTATATACAAGCTATGAAAAGTTACATTACACAACTCACTGAATTATCCGCGCCAACTGGAATTAACTTAATGTTATTTTTCAAACAAGCTGGCGTGCCAACCTCAACATATTATCGCGCTAAAGCAGGGAAAGATTTGCGTCTATCAACAGCAAGGAAAGTTGAAGATGCGATCACATCTTACTCACTACACAAAGCCGAAAGCGAATACGACTAGCTGGCAAAATTTAATAACGTCATTGGTGAAAGCCAGATCAGATAAAGGATATTCACAAGAAGAATTAGCGCATCGGATTGGCTGTACCTCATCTCTTATACACAAATGGGAGCAAGCTAAACGTGTGCCTTCTGGTTTCATGTTAGCTTGTTGGTTGGATGCGCTGGACGCGGAAATCAAAATCGAAATCAAAGAATAAACTTAAAGCAAGGCATGCAACTTGTGAGCATTGCAAGGTGACAACCGAATGGTACACCAAGCTTATGAGTGGCTCGATATATTGTCTTGATTGTATGGAGTATTACGGATGGCAACATCTCAGCGCAGTAAAGGAAGCTACCATGAAAGATGGTGGTGCGAGTTCTTCAAAGCCAAGGGTATCCAAGCGGAAAGGCAACCGCTCTCTGGACAATTGGGAGGAGAATTTGCTGGCGATATCAAGCTCCAAACCAAGTTCGGAAGATTGGTAGCTGAAAGTAAATACCAAGCAAAAGGCAGAGGTTTTTCTTTTCTAACCAAAACACATAAAGAACAACCAGCCGATATCTATTTGCTCAAGCAAAAAGGCAAGCCGAATTTTATATGTATTGAAGCAGACAATCCGTTGGTGGAGAAGTTGTTTCGCTGGCTAGGCGGGGAGGAATCTGCCTAGCCAGCTTCAACATTAACGCGCATTGCAGGAGGTTTGCGCAAGTTGATACTGCATTAATGCATTGCTCACGTCAACCCCTTTATGTTATACTGCAAATATGCAATAGGAGGTTTGATGTTTCATCACATCGCATGGGCTATGAAAGCCCAAACACCAGACGCTTTATCACGATGGCTGTTAGTTGTTCTTGCTGACCATGCCAATGAGGATGGCAAATGCTGGCCTTCACAAGCCACGCTTGCCAGACGCACAGGCATGGGCAGATCTACAGTCAATCGTAAATTAGAAATGTTAGAGCAAGCTAACTTAATTCATCGCATTTCTGGAAACAGTGAACGCTCCACTATGTATCATCTGCTAGTACCAGAGCAAGACAGGGTAGTACCAGAGCGAGACAGGGTAGTACCAGAGCGAGACACTAAACTACCATTAAACAATCATACTCTCTCAGATGAATGGAAACCATCTGAAGAATTAATCGCATCTATTAATGAGGTTGCACATCGTAATGGTCAGGAGGTAAACCATGACATTGAAACAGCTAAGTTCATTGCACACCATCAAAGCACAGGCAAACGGCTCAAAGATTTCAAAGCCGCTTACAGAAAGTGGTGTTACAACACTGTCAGTTTCGCAACAAGAAACAGCACTGGCAAAAATGGTGGCGGGGGATATCAACAGTCATCGAAGAACGAACATGGTCGAAGATGGCGTAGCTTCATTAGTAGCGCTGGAAACAAAAATTAGTAAAGACTTTGAGCTTATCCGCTACAAAATACCAGCAGATTCTCCGCTTGAAAATTTAGAACAAGCCATGCGCAGAGTGCAGGCTTCTATGATACCGCTTCCCAAAGAAGAAATAGAACAACGCCTCACTGTATTGGCAATGATTGTCACCATCCCTAAAGATTTCGATGACGAAATTCTCGCCCTCAAACGAGGAATTTTGGCAGAGAAATTAACACAATGGCCTGCTGATATTGTGATTGAAGCCTTTGATAAAGTTGAAAAGAGCTGCAAATTCTGGCCTACACTTGCAGAGTTTGCAGAGCATTGCGAATGGAAGGTAAGACCACGCAAACTTTTAATCGAAGAACTGCAAAAACGCATTGATTACCGATAAAAACCATGTTATTGTTGCATATATGCAGGAGGCATTATGTCTAAATATAAAATTTATTTAACCGAAAACGAAGCGAGAGCGCTCGTTGCATTAACAGAAGATAGCATCGTCACACGCATGCTCAAAGCTACGATACTCAAAGCATTGTTGCGCGTGGTCAATAAGATTGAGATGCAATCAGATTGGAGGACATTCTAATGGAACGCAAAGGTTTTATCGGAGGCTCAGACCTCTACTCTATTATGCGTGGTGATTGGCACGACCTATGGCTGGTCAAGACAGGGCGCAAAGAGCCAGATGATTTGTCTGGTCAGTTCAATGTACAGCTGGGCAATGAAACAGAATCTTTTAACCTTGATTGGTTAACAAAGCAGACAGGTTATAATCATCGTCAAGTTGCAACAACACTAAAACAGCAAATAATTTCTGACGTACCATATCAAGCAAGACCAGATGCAATTGCACATGACCATTCAGATAACGCATTTGCAATTATTGAATGCAAGCACACTGGCGGTCACAAAAAGATGTCAGATATTCTTGATGCCTATCTGCCGCAAGTACATTTGTATATGCGCGTCATGGATATACATCAAACAATATTCTCTGTCATCTTTGGCAATCGTTGGGAACATTGCTTTGTAGATTATAACCATAAATTTTGGATGGAAGTATCCACTCAAGCCCATGCTTTTTGGCAGTATGTCATCGAAGATAAAGAGCCAGAAAACTATAAATCAACAAAGATTGATTGGTCTGCTGTAAAGATTGATGGTCTGGTCTGCCGTGATGCTAGCCAAGATAATCAATTTGTAAATCTGGCGCATGACTTTGTGAACACTTCACAATCTATGAAACAACATGACGCTGTAAAAAAAGAATTGCGTTCGATGATACAGGATAACGAGCGTGAGGTGTTCTGCGATTTGTTGAGCATCAAACGTGATAAGCGCGGTGCATGCCGCATCACCATAAACGAAGAGGCGGTTTAGCCCCGCCTCTTCTCACACCAACTGCAAACCAAAGGAGTGCAATCATGGCACAGGATAATGTAGCCAAGCTGGAAAAGCAACCAGCAAAACCAGCAATGCCAAAAACTTTTGACGAGGCAATGCTGGCCTATCAAATGGAATCTGTTACCGCTGTCAAAGACAGCAAGAATCCTCATTTCAAAAATAACTATGCCAGCCTAGAGGCTGTCATCCAAGCCGCAAGCCAAGCTAATAAATATGGTTTGTATTTTATGCAACCTCTCGACCTTATCCAGATTGGTGAAACTGTAACACAAGTTGTAAAAACAATTATTGTGCATACACCATCTGGCGAGAAGCGCGAGAGCCTTTGCCCTGTGCGTCTTGAGGATAAAAACAATCCTCAAAAGATGGGGTCAGGAATTACCTATGCTAAACGCTATGCATTGCAATCTGCGTTTGGTCTGCCATCAGAGGATGATGATGGCAACATCGCGGCGCAACCAAAGCCGAACCAACCAACCACCAAACCATCGGAGTATTAAATGGAATATGATAACACAAATCGCGGAGCGGCATTCCCGCCTCGCCCAGAGCAGAACATGATCCTTACTGGCAAGATGAATATGCGTGGTGATGACATGCAAGTTGTTCTGATTAAAGACACAGACCACAAAGGTGAACCTATGATTGGCGTGTATGAGCGCGTTGGCCTTCTTTATAAAAACAAAGAAAAGGTTAAAGACAACGGGCCTGATTATACAGGGCCATTCAAGGACATGAGAGCCGCCGCTTGGAAAGAACAAAGCAAAGATGGCTTGGATTATCTGAGTATGAAGGTTTCTGAAAAGCAGGCATCTGGTTCAAAACAGCCAGCACAACAGCCAGTGGTAACAGAAGAGGTAGATGATGTTATACCCTTTTGATGATGTCAAAAAAGATTTGTCTCTTAATGATGACCGCATGCGGTATCACATTCGCAAACACAAACTGGCTTATGTAAAGATGGGGCATAAACGTTTCTTTACCAAGCCGCAGTTAGATGAATTCTATAAATGTGTTTTCGAAATTAAAGGAGCAGACGAATGCTCAGTCTCTACAAAAGAAAAGAAGTCTGGCACATCAGGGGTTCTGTCACCGATGGTGACAGAGTGGTTACAGTCAGGCGTTCTACAGGCCAAGTCAGCAAAAGAAAAGCTGAACAAGTCTGCCGATATGTAGAAGAAACAATACTTACTGAAATGAGGGGCGGCATATCTATGTTGCCCTTCATAGTTGCCGCAGATAATTGGCTTAACACAAAACCACGCGGCGCAACGGACAAATATATTTGCAATATTTTAAAAAAACATTTCGCTGACTATCAGCTTAATCATTTAGACAAAGAAGCATGGGCTTACTTTGTCGGCAAAAAATTATATGGCAGTAAGCCATCAAACATAAACAGATATCGCGCTACCTTTGTATCTATATTGCGCGCCGCATCTATTGCTGTGCAGATACCCAAAGAAAAAGAAATGAATGACCGCATTAGATTTCTTTCTTACGAAGAACAAGAAAGATTACTTGCAGAATATCCAGAATATATTCGCCCACTATTCATAACACTTTGCTATCAAGGCTTGCGGTTATCAGAAGCATTAAGATTAAAAACAAATCATATAAATTTAGAAGCGAACACATTGTTAGTAGACCAGAGCAAGAACGGCAAGCGCCGCATCATGCCCCTACATGAAAGAACAAGCATTATTTTAACGCCGTTCCCACCCGCTGGTTCTTTTATGTTTACTAACAAACAAGGTGTACCCTACGCAGACCCAAGAAATCTGCGCGGGGTACACCTGAGAGCATGCAAAAGGGCTGGCATATCAGAATTTACTATTCACGATTGGCGCCATCATTGGGCATCACGGCTGGTTATGGCTGGCGCATCGATGCCTACCCTTATGAAACTTGGCGGTTGGTCATCAGAAAAGATGGTGCTACGTTATGCATCTGTTTCTGATGAACACATAGCCGACACACTGATGAGGTTGAAATGAAAAAAAGATTGCAAAATCCGTTGGTTATATCTAATGTTTATTTCCTTGGTAAGGGTGAGGTCGCGTGTTCGAATCACGCTAGCAGCACCATCCTTGCCAAATTATTATCCTTTATATTCAGAGCCTTACGCCGTTTCTTTGTTCAAATATTATCCTGCATTTTCGCAGTAATATTGGTGTTATGGTGCATTGGTTATGCTTTACAAATGCAGTTTATGGATATCAATACACATGTTCCGACACAATCTCGACACACGGAAGAAGGAGAAAATGTATGACAACATCACTTAGGCACAACGGTAAAGAGTACCGTAAAGGCGCACCATTCAAAGTAGGCATGATTGTGGAAATGTATGTTGAGCGCACTATCAGAGCGCTTGATGCAAAACAAGCAGAAGAGATTGCTATTAACCGCCAGCAAGCTAAGACAGCCACACTAAGGCGCAATGGCTACACAGTTGGTGATATTGAAATCATGAATTCAGAGGAAATTAAATGAACAGAGTAAATATATTAGACCTCGCCCATAACGCAGTAGCAGAGCGAGGTAATGATTATGGCAAGCCCAATGAAAACTTTGAGCGCATTGCTCAGATGTGGTCAAGTTATACCAATCATCCGTTTAAACTTGAGGACGTTGGCATCATGATGATGTTGGTCAAGGTTGCTCGTTTAATGGAAAACCCGCATCACCAAGACAGTTGGGTGGACATAGCTGGATACAGCGCCATCACTGCTGAAGCGATTGCCGAAACCGCAAATAATCTGCTCCCTCTTGAGGATCAGCAAAGCACTGATTCCAACTTACAGGAGAATCGTTATTAGGATCGATGACCTGCAAAATAGCTTGCCCAAAGTTCTGCTGTTCAAAGCCTTTGACAAAGGCATAAGTGTCATGGAATTTGTAACCACGCGCTCTAGCAAGCCACGCTGTGCTTTGTCTTTCTACATCTTCAATCTGAGCCAGCCCCCAATTGTGCCTGTGTCCGCTTATGTACAGATGAGCGTGACTTTTAAACCTAGCCATCTTGTTCTGGGCGTGAAGAGAATTCCACTCGGAATGACCCTTCATATCGTGCGCCGCGTGTATGCGGCACTGCCTACCGTTGGGAAAGTTGATACTAATTCTGGCTTCCCAATCTTCTCTTACGGTGTTAAGACCCGTCATCCATTTGAGAGGATCTCCCGCGCCAGACCACATATCGTGGTTGCCGCCAATGAGAACCAGAGGATTCATGCGGTCAATCAACCACTCAACTAATTTCCATGCTGTTTTATGAGATGTGTCTTGTTCGCCATATAAGCGCCCTAGACGTCCAACCCAGTTGTTCTGGTGGTCACCAAGCGAACAGCCATAGATGCCACTGTATGATTCTTGTAGGGCTAAATGAGCGCGTAATGAATCCCAATCACAATAGTTGTCATCAATATGTGGATCACCATACCATAACAAACCAATTGGTTGGTTAGATTTCATTTCAATTTCATGCCATTTGCACGCTTCTTTATGTGCTTTGCGCTTTTTAAACCGCTGATGCAAATGTTCGACCAGCGCATCAACTGGCAAATCATCTTCTGGCATTTCTGGTAAAACATAATCTACGCCGCTATCATTTGCGGCTTGTAAATGCCTGCCAAAAACAGACTTCGATATGCCCAACGCTTCTGCCGCCGCACGTACCGACCCATGTGTTTCGTAATAACTTAAGACTTGTTCATTTGTTAGCTTCGCCATTGCATTCCAACATCATAGCTCGTAGTTCCCTCCCACGATTACCAACCTGCTGAAACCATAAACTATCTTCCATCTCATAAGCCGCTTTATCCCACGCCCTATCTTCTAATGCCGCAATAAATTTCTTAAAGCGACTAAAGCGAGGCCAGCCCATATTGAATACCATTGAAGCTACAACCATTTGCGCTTGCTCTGGCAAGTCTGTCCACCATTCCATGCGTTCATCTAATTCTTGGAACACAATCTCAACATCATCTTCTAAGATACACATTGCCGCTTGTGCTGAAATCGGCTGCAACAAATTATGACCATAACCAATTGTTGGCACACCTACTGTGTCGTGATACATGTCAAGCCGTAGGCCTTCATGTTTAGCAACAAGGTCTAAAAATTTTGTTTGGTTCATTTCTTAAACATCTTTGTTAATTGTTGCACACCGAAGCTAGCGGCAAACACAACCGCAACAGCGCTTTTATAAAAATCAGGCATAGCATCAAGCGCGTCAAAACCACGCCTTACAATATCTTCATGTCCAGTGAATGCTAATATAAGAGGAATAGAAACTAAGATTGTAAGCCACTCATCTTTCCACGAAGCGTTGGAGTTACGCGCTTGCTCAAGATTCCATTCTTGCTCTCCCGCCGCCACACGTTTAGCAACGGCAGTCTTTGCTCTTTGCGTTTCAACCTTAGATTCTACCCATGAGCCAGCAATGTTGGCTATTGGAGCTATCAATGCCTGTAACATATCAATACCCTATAGTGCATTAATGCAGTTTTAAACGCACAAATTAACGCAGTTTAATTATTTTTAAGACTACATAAAGAATAGATACAACACCTAACACAAGCGCAATCCACTCATTGATTGCTGGCAACCAAAGAGGTGCAGAGATACCACCAGTTGCTATAGCTATATCGTTCTGGTTCACCCTGCAATCTCCATGAGTGTCATGCTAGAAGTCCCACCATAATTTGTGCCGCCAGAGTGTCTATTAACATACCCTGTTCCACCGTCAACACGATACTGAAGTTTGTATGTAATTGCTGATGTTGTTGCTGGACTATCCAAGAACGGTCTAACACTATGATAAAATCCTGAATCATCTGAATAATGATTTATAAAGGAATCAGCACTACCAATATTAGGGTTTTCAGAGAGAACCGTTGTTCCTCTAAGCAATCTATAAAGCAAAGTAGTAGAACCAGCCATTGCTTGACAAGTCTGGACGGTTACTAAAATTTTATTACTCGCAGAAGAAGGGGTTATAGAAAGACTGAAACCTGAAATATCTGCATAACTAGTGCCAGTGCGAGTTAGCAAATCTTCAAAAGAAAGAAACTTAACCTGCAACACAGTACCACTAGGCAAGCCAGCCGATGTTACATTGGTAAGAGACTGATTGTTTAGTTTGATGAGTGCCATGTCAGTCTCCCTATCCCGCAATTTCTGTTAATGTAATAGTGCTTATTGCGCTATAAGTCGCAGAGCGTCTGTTGATGTCTAAAATGCCACTGCCAAGTTCTACTTGTATCTTGTATGTCGTTGCAGAGGTTGTTGCGGGGCTGTCCAAATACTTCATACTTGCCGTCTCGCCTCTAGTTGCATTAACTGTAACACCAACAGTAGCTTGGTCTCCTTGTCCAGTAACACCAAGACCAATAGGTGTGCTACCTCTGACAATTCTGTATTTTATCGTGGAAGCCGCAGATGTTGTATGTGCGCCAATATGAAAATCAACCATAATTTTGCTTGATGTAGAACTAGGCGTAATGCTTGCAGTTAAACTAGGAATATCAACCCAAGTGGTTGACGTTGTTGTAAAGTAGTCGGATTTAACACCTTGAACCACTTGTAACACAGAGCCAGTTGGCAAGCTGTTAATTTTAGCCGCAGTAACAGCGCCGTCCTGTATCTTGGCTGTAGTAACAGCATCAGTACCAATCTTGTTAGCCGTTACAGCCCCATCAGTAACCGAACCAACACCCAGCACATCACCCAGCGCAACAACAAAGTCAATGCTGTCTGAGGCTGTCAGAGCCGTATCAAAGATAAGGTTGCTACCTGACACTGTAAAGCTATCCTGTGGTGCTTGGATAACACCGTTTAGCGATACGAGTAGCTGGTTGGCTGTCTCTGGAAAGTATGCCGCAGAGTTTAGCGTCAATGCGTATGTGGCTGTGGCAGAAGCAGTAAGAGCATCCAGCTTGTGGAAGCCACCGCCTACTGGTGATTTACCTATATAGGGCATTATTCTGCCTCCGCTATTGTTAGTTCGCCAGCGTCCACCTGACGCATGATTTCTGCGTAGTGGCGGTTGGCTGGGTCAAGGGGAACGAACATCTCTGTGCCGTCAATGGTGGCCTTTACGCCAGCTTGCGTTCCATCAAGGTCATTGTAATACTGTGCGTTTGTTATTGTCATGCTATCCATTTTTACAACTCCGCATCCAGCGTTGCATTCATACTGCCAGAAGAATTCCCAGTTCCAGTTCCGCTTCCATTTACTTGATAACTTCCTGTGCTTCCAAGCTGGGAATTAACTGAGTAACTCGTTGAGTAAGCATCCCCCAAACTTGTTATTGATGGCGATGTCCTCATATTTACTTCATGCCCAGCCACGAAAGTGCCGTCACTTCTAGTTATAAATGCCATAGAAAATGCCTGAAAATATCTTCTGCATCTCTGCCACTCATCCCCATAAGACCGATGCTCAAATGGTGTGGCTTCGCCTACTTCAAGCTGTACGCCTGTGATGTACCAATCATTGCTGGTGCTGTCAGATAAATTAACTTGACCTACCGCACGATTAGCATTTGTTCTGCTTTCCCAAACGGTTGCCAGCGTTCCGCTAGTTAAGTTTGACCCAGCCGCCAGCCAAAATATAACTTCTAAAGATGAGTTTGCATCATTTGTTAAACTGCCTGTAGTATCCGCTGGTACAGTTATGGTCTTATTTTCCCAAGTATTTGCAGAAGAAATTGTATATGATTGTGATGTTGAACGTGAGTTGTCTGTGTCGTTAAACTCAACAATATAAGTTCCTGTCTTTGCAGATTTAACCCAGAAAGAAAGGGTCATTTGTAAAGAATCTGGCGTTCCTTTTTTAAGGTGTTGCAGATTTTGACCTTCAAAAATAGTGGCTATGTTTAAATAGTCACCAGAGGCAGGAGAAGCATCCGCAGTCGTACAATCCATTTTCAAAGAGTAAGCAAATCCGCTTGGAGCAGATGTTGATTGACTTTGGGTATATGTTCCAAGACTTGAGATGTTTGTTTTAAATCTGTCTACAGTTTTGTAACCACTGCTAGTTATTCCTGTGCTACTCGTACCCCTCTGGGCAACCTGCATCGCACCATTGATGATAAGATTTCTCGCCCCTGCATATTGCTCTTGAGAGGCTGGTAGTATTTTTGATAATGCCATGTCAGTCTCCCTATGCTTTCACGCAGTACATCATAGCGATGTTGCGTGGTCTTACGTCATCTGTTGCTGTAATTATTCTAGAAGAATCAAAGCCTATAAATTGACCACCAGAACCAGCGGCAGATTCAATAGTAGACCTATAAGATGTTGAGCCTTCTTCTATAAATGGATTTGTAAACCCAGTGTAATCATAAGCGTTTATTCTTGCTGTATGATGGTCACCAAACTTACCATATAAACGAGGAATACCATCTGTTTGAGAAGAGGCAAATGTTCTGCCGCTATCCGTACCTTTGCCGTTATCCCAACCACGAAT